AAGCTCAGAAGAGTTAGTAGATGCCTTTAGCGACAAGGCCAACGATAAATTAGAACAGTTACAAGAGGATTTTAGACATGAGACTCAATGACGCAACACCAGCAGACTGGGATAGAGTACGTAAGCAACACCCAGCAATAGAGAAGACAGGACTAGAGGCATGGATGAAGGCAGCACACGATGAAGATGCAGACCTCTGGGAAGACGAGTCTTTGGAGGACATAATTGCTAGGCAAGACGAGGAAGAAGAAGAAGACATGGTAGGTGCGCCTAAGCACTACAACTCAGGCAACATAGAGTGTATTGATGCAATAGAGGAATCCATGTCCAGTCATGCATTCAAAGGCTACCTCAAGGGCAACTGCATGAAGTATTTGTGGCGCTATGACTACAAAGGCAAGCAGGTAGAAGACTTACAGAAAGCTGGTTGGTACTTACGAAAGCTAACAGCAATGGTAACAGAGGAGAATAGCTGATGGACAGGAAGCCAGTGTTTGAGTTTATACACTACCCAGAGTTCGGAGAAGCAGAGAGAATATCTCCAGCAGTCAAGATAGTCTATACGCTATATAGTGACGGGCAAACAATACATGACATGAGAGAGCAGTTTAATTACTTTTTAAAAGCATGCTCCTATCACATACCACTAGATGAGGAAGAATAATGGATCAGTACCAACAGTTTATACACAAGAGCCGCTACGCACGGTGGCTACCTGAGCAGAAGCGTAGAGAGACATGGGCAGAGACAGTGAACCGCTATGTAGCCTTCTGGGTTGACAGAGGTCAGCTAGACCAGAAGACCAGCAGTAAGATGTTTGATGCAATACATAACATGGAAGTCATGCCTAGCATGCGCTGTATGATGACAGCAGGAGATGCTCTGGCCAAGGACAACGTAGCAGGATTTAATTGTAGTTACTTAGCCATTGACTCACCACGTAGCTTTGATGAGCTGATGTACGTATTGATGTGCGGCACAGGCGTAGGCTTCAGCGTAGAGCGTAACTTCATCACCAAGCTGCCAGAGGTTGCAGAGACCTTCCACAAGACTGACAGTGTTATTGTTGTTAGTGACAGCAAGATAGGCTGGGCCTCTGCCTTCCGTGAGCTGATAGCTATGCTGTATGCTGGTAAGATACCTACGTGGGACATGAGCAGGGTACGACCAGCAGGGGCTAGACTGAAGACCTTTGGCGGACGTGCAAGCGGACATGAACCACTGCTAGACCTGTTCAACTTCTGTGTAGAGATATTCCAGAAGGCAGCAGGACGTAAGCTGACAAGCATTGAGTGTCATGATGTAGTGTGTAAGATAGCGGACATTGTAGTGGTAGGTGGTGTGCGTAGATCAGCTCTAATCAGTCTCTCTAACCTGTCTGATCCACGTATGGCGAAGGCTAAGTCAGGAGACTGGTGGAGGCATGAGGGCCACCGTAGGCTTGCTAACAACAGCGTAGCGTACACTGAGAAGCCAGACTTTGAATCCTTCTTAGGCGAGATGCAGAACATGTACGAGAGTAAGGCGGGAGAGCGTGGAATCTTTAGCCGTATAGCAGCTCAGAAGATTGCAGCACGTAACGGTAGGCGTGATCCTGACCAGGACTTTGGTACTAACCCATGCTCTGAAATCATCCTGCGTAGCAACCAGTTCTGTAACCTGTCAGAGATTGTAGTACGTCCTGATGACACACTGGCTAGTCTCAAGAAGAAGGCAGAGATGGCTGCTATCATTGGTACACTACAGGCTACACTGACGGACTTCCGCTACCTGCGTAACTGCTGGAAGAAGAACACTGAAGAGGAAGCGCTGCTGGGTGTCAGCATGACAGGCATCATGGATCACTACCTGTTGAGCAAGGGAGAGTCTAAGGACTTGTCTAAGTGGCTGGAGGAAGTACGAGATGTTGCTGTGGATACAAATAAGAAGTGGGCTGAGAAGCTTGGCATTAACCAGTCTGCGGCTATTACGTGTGTTAAGCCTAGCGGTACTGTATCTCAACTTGTTGATTCTGCTTCTGGTATCCATCCTCGCTTCTCTAAGCATTACATTCGCAGAGTACGCAGCGACCACAAAGACCCGCTTGCAGTCTTCATGGCACAGTCAGGATTCCCTGTAGAGCAGGATGTGATGTCTCCTACGTCCTCAGTCTTTAGCTTCCCTATCAAGGCTCCAGAGTCCTCTGTGACCGTCAAGCAGGTAGGGGCTATGCAGCAGCTAGAGCTTTGGAAGGCTTACCAGAATCACTGGTGCGAACATAAGCCAAGTATCACTGTGTACTACACGGATGACGAGTTCTTGCAAGTAGCACAGTGGATATGGGAGAACTTTGATCTGTGTAGTGGGATTAGTTTGTTGCCATATAGTGATCATGTATATCAACAAGCTCCGTATGAGGACATTGACGCTGAGAAGTATGATGAGTTAGTAGCGTCTATGCCGCAGGGGGTGGATTGGAACGACCTGGAAAAGTACGAGGAAGAGGATAACACGACAGGAAGTCAAGAGTTAGCGTGTGTAGGTGGTGCGTGTGAGATAGTGTAGACTCTGTAGGTACTAAAAAGCCCTGTGTAGATAACTACGCAGGGCTTTTTTGTTTATTGCTGTTGTTGTGGTTGTTTTCCTGCTCCCACCATAGAAGATAAAGCAGTAGTGGGAGTTATTATTCCTGCTTTGATTGCGGCTTTACCTAACATCTCTGTTGATTTAGCTAACGCTTCTGTGGATGTACCTGATGGAGCGTTTAATACTTTATTAACTAATGCTAATATCTGTGGTTTATTTGCAAGAGACCGAACAAGAACAGGACTGGCTAAGTACAAACCAAGCAAAGTCATTCCTGCTGCTCCTCCTGCTCCCGCAACAGCCGCTCCTGCGCCTCCCAAAGATAAAACACCAGCAGCAGTGTAGTAAGCAGATAAAGACTCTATTCTTTTAGCAATCATTCCTTTAGGACTACTAGCTAGGCTTTTAACGTATCTAAACTGCTGTGGAGATAATAGTGCTTCATAATGCTTAATGATGTCAAAATCTTGGGTTGTTTTAGGATTCGCCACAGACTCTAATAACTTAGGCGAACTAATAACATCAGACAAAGCGTTAGCTCTCAAGGGGGCTAAGATTTCATCTGATTCTCTTGTAGACACTTTAGCTTCTACGGCCCAAGACTTTATTCTTTTCTGTAGATTTAAAAAATTACTTAAACTAGACGAGTTTTTTGGTAAAAACTGTGTAGCAAAAGTAGGGTCTAAAGGTTCTCCTTTAGCTATCTTGGTTACTAACTCTTTATTAAGAAGCTGTCCAGTTTCAAAACCTTTTACAGCTTGGTCTATTTTTTTGCGGGTAGTTCCTAGAGTGTTTGCCCCTAAAATACTGTCTAAATGTCTATACTCAAAACCTTCTAAATCCTTTAGTCTTTTAGCCAGTGTAGCGGCTTCAGCAGGAGGTAGCTGTTTCTGTAAATCCCAAGCTGTTTTATACATCTGGCGATAAGTGTCAAAAGTTACTTTATCTGGTTTTTGTAAAATAGATAGTATGTTTTTCTGATCTGTTAATAAACCTTGAGTACCATCTATTATTCCCTTTAAAGCTCCCATTGGTATTATCTCAGGAGCGTTGTCTTGATCTGCGTTTCTCGTTACTTTTGTTTTTGTAGCTTCAATAGCCGCATCTAAACTTTCCCGCCAAGAGTTATAAGCAGATGAACGAGAATTTGCAGCATTTTGAGCAATTTTACTTAATTGAGGCTCTAGTTCTTCTCCTAGTTCTAAAGAACTTTTAGCTGTTCCTCCCATGCCAGCAACGTTGTTCACTAACCCAGTAGAAGAATTTGCTACTTTTTGAGCTAGCTTATAACCGCCAGCCCCTAAACCACCACCTATGAAGCCTCCCACACCAAAACCCAAAGACGCTTTTGTTAGCCTGTCCTCTAAACCTTCTCCCGCACCAAAGCCAGCCAGCCCTGCTTGAGTAGCGCCAGCTCCTGCTGTTCTTAAAGCAGTTCCTCCTAGTGTAGCTCCTTTTCCGCCTACACCAAACAAAAATTGACCAGCTTTTCCTAAAACACCGCCTAAAGGCAAAGTAGCTAAACCACCAGACACCTGTCCAGCAAAGTAAGACTTACTGTTGTCTTTTCTATAAGCATCTAGCAACTCGTTTTCTGTTTGTTTTCTACTATCGTACAACTCTGAAAAAGTAGAATTACTTGGGTTATTAGAGAAAAAATCACCAACCGCTAACGCGCCTGCTTTTGCTTCGTCATATAATTCAAAAGTAGCTCCTTGAGCAATTCCTCTCATATAAGCAGACATATTAGAAGTGTCTTCACTAATGTCTTCGTCTACTTTAGAAGAAAAATTCATAAAAGAGTCTGCTTTTTGTTCGTACTCAGTAGTTCCTTTTTTATCTTCATTTTTAATAAGCCACTGCCCTAGTTCATTTCTGCTTTCTTTTTTTTGTTCTTTAGAGTCTAAGCTCATAAACAAATCAGCATTTACAGAATACTCAGGACTACCTTTTAACGACTCGTTAGCAAGCAACCAGTTAGCTACTTCGTTTCTAGTCATTGTCATTATTGCGGCCCTCTTTTCCTTGGCTTGGTTTGACTATCTTTAAAAGCAGCCAATCTTTCTTCTAAATCACTTTCAACCCAACTTCTTTCTGTTGTTGAAGGGTCTAATAATTCTTCAGCTTCTTTTTTAAGAGCAGGATCAATTTGATACGCTGTATAAAAACTTGCAAGTTGGGTTTCTAAATCAAGAGGAGCAAAACCACCGTTTTCTTTAATGATTCTTGCTTGCTCTCTATCAAGTGCTTGACGCATTTTATGTTGCTCTTTAGCAAGAGCGATCATTAGTCTATTGCCTTTTACAGACTTACGTAAACCTGGTATAGAAGCAATCAAAAAATCCAAGTCTCTGTTTGAAGTTGCTCCAGGTAAGCCCATACCAGATGCAGGGTTTCTGACTTCTAATGCTAATTTGTTTGAGATAGCCTCTAATGCTTCTGCTTCTGCTAAGCCCTCAATTTCCACACCTAAAACACTAGATAACACGCCTTTAAAAGATTTAGACAGTCCCGCCAGAGAGCCTGTTTTTAACCCAGTATCTAATAAACGAGACATTTGATTAAAAGAAGATTGTCTTTGTGCAGAACTAGATAACCGTTCAGCTCTTTCACCTATCTTCTTTACAATATCTTCTGATGTTTTTACTTCAAAAGTTTTCTTAACTAAGTCGATTTCTTTTAATAATCCGTAGTCTTTTTCTCCAGTTTCTTGTAAGTTTTCAGAAAACTGTTGTAAACTTTCAGGAGTGTACATTTGAGGATTAAGTTTACCTATCCCTGCACCGCCTGCTTCTGCTTCCGTAGCGGCTACTTTTCTTTCTTCTAGGTCTAACTTTTCTTGATATTGTTTAAGAGCTTCTATCTTACTAGCGGTCTGAGCAGCACCTGCTAAGTCTCCACGAGCTTGTTGTACTTTAGCCAGAGTCGCTAGATCGTCTGGATTGTTCAAGTCTAGTTGACTCAAAGCACCCTGTATCCTCTCCTGCGTAGAAGGCGCACCACCACGCAGCAGCCCACCTAGACCAGCTCCTAAGCCTTGCGCCCTAGCTGCACCAAACTGTCCACGGAATCCTGGAGTGCCTGGAATAGGCTGTACAGGCTGCTGTGTGCTTTCTATACCTGTTAAAAATCCTGCAATATCCCTAGCCATTAGCCCTTACCTCCACCAAAGATTGATCCAAAAAAGCCACCTACATTATCAACTAGGCCGCCTAAGTTACCGAACAGACCACTGTCTCGTCCTAATTTAATGCCTAGCTCTTTAGCCTGTAGCTGCTGTGCATACGTAGGCTGTTGACCCAGTAGACCACCTAGAAGCTGTCGCTGCTGCTCAAGGCGTAGCTGGTTAGCTAAATCTTCAGCTTGTAAACGAGACTCTATGCCAGCTCTTTGTAGTTGAGACTCAAGCTCAGTACCTTCTCTGCGGCCAATGTCAGCAAAGGTAGCAGAAGGAACGGCTGCGCCTAGAAGACCCAGAGCTTCTCTCTGTGGCTGATAACCAGCTTCTAGCAGTCCTGTAGCGCCTGCTAGAGCCTGCTGCTGCTCTGTTAGTGCCTGAGTTCTAGCACCTAAACTAGCTCGTGCCATAGCTTCCTGACGAGCAGTCTCTTGTGCCAGTAGCTCAGGAGATGCACCGCCATAAGCAGCAGAGGATAAACCTAGACGGCCTTGTGACAGCATACGCTCTTCTAGTGCTAGACGCTGACGCTCCTCTTCAGGACGCTGTGTAGCTCTAATCTGCTCAAAGATAGCTGCCTGCTGTGCTGCTGGGTCTTGGCCTACCTGTCCAAATAAACCTGCTGCTTGGCCCTGTAGTTGCGCCTGTAGAGCTTGCTGCTCTGGAGATAGCTGTACAGCAATGCCACCAGTAGGGTCTGTGACAACCTGCCCTAGACCGCTAGTAACAGTGTATGGTTTAAACTCCGTGCCTGCTCTCGCTCTTTCGGCTAAGATGGCTGCTTGTTCCTGCTGTTCACGGCCTAGTCTTTGAACATCTTTTATGTTTTCTCGACCTAAGTAGTATTCACCACCTGTGCGTAGTGCTTGGTTAACATCAGACCTGCCTAAAAAGTTAGCTATGTTACCAAAGAAACCACCTGCTGCTTGAGGTATAAGTCCTGGCGCTGCTGTTTGAGCTTGAAAAGTAGTATCTACAGAAGCAGGACTCATAGTAGGTGTTAATACGTTAGGCACTGGGTTAAAGTTAGGCGTAGTTCCTGCAAAACCACTTTGTAAAAAACCATTAGCCATTAGTACGACCCTCCAGTAATTGTACCAGCCGTTAATGTACCTGATACATCTAAGGTTACAGCGGTAGTTGTTCCAGTTAGCGTAGCGTTAGCTGAATCAGCCTTTGTAGCACTCGCTATCTGTATGTTGTTAAACTCAGTGTCGATCTCTGTACCTCTCACAATCTTCGCAGCATTGCCTGAAGGGAGAGAATCCTTTGTAGCAAAGTTAGTTGTCTTAGTGTAATTAGACATTTAGATAAGTCTCCCTAGTAGAGCATGTATGTCGATTTTTTGAATTGAGAATGGAGCGCCATTGACCTCTGCCTCTAAGCCAATGGTTACTACTTCACCACTACCGCTGGTGTTAACCTTCGGAGTGTTGATGAGAATAGAAGAGGTGTACTCGCCTGTGGTATTGTATTCAGCTATACCATACTCAGCAATGTTAGCAGAGCCAAATGTAAAGGCTTGCTTAGTGTAGTTAGCTGTGTAGTCATAGCCCCAGTTAAGTGTAGTAGGCGTGTTCTGACCACCAATGATAGTCAAGTTAAACTTCTTCAGGAACTTCAGATTAGATGTATTACCAAAGTCCATAGGGTTACTGAAGTAGCGCATCTCGTATTTGTTAGCACCGTCCATGTAGCCTGTGTACTTAACAATGCCTGAAGAGATGCCTATGTATATATCACCACCCTCCAACACAGCAAACGACAGAGGATACATACCAGACCACGTAGTAGCTCTGTGTGAGCCATCCTCTAGCTGCCTACGCATATCAAAACAGTACACAGTGTTGCTGTCAGGCAGTGTTAACAGGTAGAACGCTTCTTCTGAACTGTACAGTGACTTGATGGGGTTAGTCTGTAGCTGTACTAAGTTTATTAAGTCAGTGCGTACATTCTTACTGATGTCACGCATAGGCATGGACTTCTCTTGTATAGTCCTGCCAAAGCTACGTACACCTGTTTCAGACAAGAAGATGATGTCAGTGCCTGTGTGCTGTACTGAGTCACGAGCTATGCAGCCAACGCCTTCTATGGTGTCTGTAAGCGTCATAGAGGCAGGAGAGGAGGCTCCTGAGTACACCAGTATAGACTTCTTGCCAAATATGATTAGGAAGCCATTGTGAGCCGCTAAAGCCGTTATCTCGTCAAAGCCTGTAGGCCACACCAGAGTAACGTCTAACGAGCCTGACGTACCACCTGTCCAGTGATGTCCGTTAAGTGTATCAGACCAGTAGACAGTGTGCTTGTTACCTGTAATGTCTGCTGCCCAGAGACGACCGTATGCTGCTAAGACTTCGTTAGCCTCTGGCGGTGTACCTGTCGCGTGACTGTGTGCTGAGTGTTCTTCCAGTACAAACGAACCATCGTGGTCTGTGCCTATCACGTACTCATGGTCTCTTTGAAATAAGTAGACATGATTGTTTAGTGTCACAGCTTTCCAGTTATTAGCTGTAGGCGTGTACCCTGTTGGTGTAGCATCCGTTAACGTGGTAACGCCTGTAAAGATTTTATTGTTACCTGCTGACAGTATCACTTTATCGCCAGAGTTATCAATGTACTCGTATACAGTCTCTATACCGCGGCTAGTACCTAGTACAGAAGAGCCGTTAGTAGACACCTCTACCCAGCCCTTACGCGCACCAATACGGCCTAGCTTGTCTATAACACAGTTGTCTGCAACAGCAGCAAACGAGGGATCAACACCAATAGGTGAGTCCTGTGTGTTTAGACCAAAAAAGCCTGGAGCAGCTACTGTAATGTTCTGTAGTTGTTGTGCCATTAAGAATACCAGATAGTTTCTTCAGGATGTTGTGACGCATCTATAGCAATAGCATCAGACAATGTTCTGTCAGCCAGAGCAAACAACTCTGCTGCACTTGTACCGCCAGTCTCTCCACGCTCTCTAGCACCCAGTGCTGTAGCAATCTGCACTACAGGTGACGAAGGTACTGCCAGAGTCTCTGTGTCTTCTGTGAAGTCTGCTGTACGTAGTACCACGTTAAAGCGTAGCTGATACACACCGTCAGGCTTAGGGTAGATGTCCACAGCGTTGTCACCAGCAGCGTTAACACCGTTGAAGCTGTAAAACTGTGGAGAACCCAGAGGCGGTGTCTCAATCAAGAAAGCGTTGTCCATCCAGCGAGAAGGACGGTACTGCATGAACCAGTCTGAAGTGTCGTTAATAACGTCCAGCAGCTTCATTCTGTTCTGTGAACCAGTCAACACATAGTTAAAGGTTGTGTCGTCTGTGGTTACAGTCAATGTAGTACGTAGGGCTGTCCAGTCGTAGGAGTCTTCTACAGAGCGTTTAGCGTCATTAACAAACTCTCCAATAAGTTTAGAGTAGCTGTTCTGAGAAACTGATGTTACTTCATCTTCTCTGAGTCTACGCAATACGCTGTTTACGAGTTGTAAGTATGTCATTACAATGAAACCTTCTGTGAGTCTAGCCACTGCTGTAGCATTTCTTCTTGAGTTAATTGTCGTGGTGGTAAGTTAATCTGTAAACCACTATCGTTTGTCAGCATACGAGGCTGTGTAAACTGTTCTAAAGGCCGCTGCTGCTCATACTGGTAGGGCATAAGCTCTGGTGTAGGAAGCAGGCTAAAGGGCACTAGCTCTTGTGTAGAGCCTACTTGTGTTTCTAGCTTCAGCATGTCACCAAAGAGAGAGTCTGTGGTGCGTGTGGCGTTACCAGCTCCTACGCCTGTGCCTATGCCGCTGCCTGATCCTCTTCCAGAACCGTTACCGTTACCATCTCCGTCACCAGTGCCATCTCCAGTACCGTCTCCAGTGCCTTCCCCTGTACCAGTGCCATCTCCAGTGCCAGTGCCATCTCCTGTACCAGTACCGTCTCCTGTAGTACCAGCAGTACCTGTAGTGCCTGTAGTGCCTGTAGTTCCAGCAGTATCTGTAGTTCCTGTAGTGCCGTCTACAGGTGTAGTATCAGACGGGATTCCTGAAGTAGTGTCAGTAGCGGGAGTTGTTCCTGTTGGTGTAGTAGTGGTTGTAGTAGTTGTGGTTGTACCAGTATCTACTGTAGTGTCTGTAGGCAAGCCTATAGTATCATCATCCGCTGTTTCTGCAAAAATATCTAAGGAGTATAACGGATCAGTACCTTCTTCCTCCTCTCCTGTTTCTGTAGCTTCGGCAGCCTCTTCAGTAGAAGTTGTTTCTGTTGTTGCTGGGCCGTAAACATCATCAGCAGGTACATTCCTTCGTAGTTCGTCTACAAAGATACCACCCATGCGTATGTAATCTTCTAACATACCTTCGCGAACATCAGCGTCTGTCTCTGCTAAAACTGCTTCATACACTTGTCTAAATATTGGGTTTTGTTCTGGAGTGCCTTCGCCTTCCGCAGATACTCCTGCTCCTGCTGAGCCTGAAGCTGCACCACCACCTCCTGCTCCGCCGCCTGCTTCGGATTCGTCTTCAGTAGGTAGCTTTACGTCTACTTCAGGAGGATCAGCAGTAATAACTACTTCTTCAAACTCTGGGTCTACTTCTTCCTCTACTCTAGTAGTCTCTGGTTCACGGCCTGTAACATCTACTTCTTTTCCGTCACCATCAGTAACAGTAACTTCAGTCTGTCTTTTAGCTTCAGCTTCAGCGGCTAACCTGTCTGCTTCAGCTTGCTCTGCTGCTACACGTTCTGCCTCTCTGCGTTTAGCCTCTGCTGCCGCTGCTGCTTGTCTTTCTGCTTCAGCTTGTGCAGCTCTCTCAGCAGCTATTCTTTGTTCTTCAGCTATTCTAGCAGCCTCTGCTTGCTCGTCAGCTATCTGCTGTTGACGTTGGCGTTCTGCTTCAGCTTCTTTAGCAAGCCTCTCTTGTTCCAGTGCCGCTGCTGCGTCAGCTTCTTCTTGTGCTGCTCTTTCTGCTGCTATACGATCTCTCTCAGCTTGCTCTGCTGCTGCCTGTGCTGCTGCTCTAGCGGCCTCTGCTGCTGCTTGCTCTTCTGCTCTACGTCTAGCTTCTTCTTCTTGAGCAAGTCTAGCAGCTTCTATTGCAGCTAGTTGAGCTTGTCTTTGTGAGTCTTCTTCTACTTGCTCCTCAGCTACGCCTACAGAACCTGCCCCAATAGAAACTATATCACCTACTTCAGCCATCTCTGCTAATGTTCTAGGAGCTGTAGTACCAGTAATGGGGGAACCGCTTGATGCTGTAAAACCGCCTGAACCAGGCTGTCCTGCTATGTTGACACCAGACAATGCTACGTTTATAAAGTCACTAGCGTCAGCATCTCCTGATATAATATTAGTAGCTGATATAAAGCCTTCAGAAAGACCACCAGTAGCTACGCCAAGAGCAGCTCTTAGATAGGGGTTGATACCTGCAAAGACACTCTCAGAAGGCGTGTAAACAGTAGAGTAAGTACCCGCTGGGCCATAAGACTGATAAGACCCTGATGCGCTATAGTCATCACCCAGTGTCTGTGCTAAAGCGTTCTCACCTACGCCTGTTGTGAAGTACAGAGTTTGTCCATCTACTTCTATAGAGGGCGGTATGTCGTTCTCTTTAAGATACTCAGCTATTCTATCAGCAGCAGCTTGACCAGCTACAGAGCTAGGGCCACTAAAACCTGCTCTAGCAAAGTCACCTGGATCGTAGTTGTTGTAGTTATAAACAGAAGCAGTCTGTGCTTGTTGCTGTTGTACTTCCTCTAACAAAGCATTGTAGTGCGACAGTGCTTCGTCAGGAGTTTCATAAGTAGGAGCAGAGCCATAGTCTTGAGAGCTTATTGTCTGAGTATAAACAGTAGGAGTGTAACCCAGCTCTTCTGCCTCTTGTTCAGGTTCTACAGCTTCTGGCTCAAACGCAGCTAAGGCATTAGAAAGCTCAGTATCTGCTGCAAAGTCTGAGAACACAGGAGGCTGCGCTCTAGGCATGTCAAAGCCTGCTGGCTGTGTAGTAGCAGCAACGGGACGCTTTTCCTCTCTAACAGGAACGCGAGTACGACCAGTTTTTACTTTAACGCCTCTTGCCATTATCGTTCTCTTTGTACGTTCTTAGTCTTTTCTACTGTGCGCATAGCGCCTAGTCCTAACATACCCATTAACACACTAGTAAGCAGTGAGCTGTCAACAGGAGGAACAGTAAACCATATACCCAGAATAGGGGCTAAGATAGTAGAATATAGAAGAGCTAGTCCACATATCCATCCTATAGCAGGTCGCCAACCCGCTACAAACAAACTCTTATGTGCTGCTTCAGTCTTGTTGACTTCTAATTGACCTTTAGCTAATTCCTGTGCATGTTTCTCTGCCATAGTCGCTAACTCAAACGCTATAGCATTTTTCTTGTCTTTATCCTCTATGACTTTATCTAAGAGGCTAGTAACAGGTGCTATCAAGGAACTCAATATAGACATATATTATACACTATTTTTAGTTATTTGTCAAGTGGTTTGTTCTTGCCCAGGATACCCTGCACAGTATCTGACTCGTATATCCTAATACCTAGCCACACAATAGTCAGCAAAGACGCTGTAGGTGGTAACCAAGCCGCTAGTGACATCACCGCTGTAGATGCAGCAGCAACGTCTAGCATGTCTTTAGTAGACTCGTCCATCATCATGATAACGTCCTTGTTTACTGTTTAGCTTTGTTGTTTAAGAAAGCAAACTGCTCTAGGACTTTGTAAGCCTTAGCAACAAACTCGTCATCCTTCGGAGTCTCTGTGTAGTTACACACAATACTGGCTATAGTGACCAGTGAAGTAGCAAGTACATACAAGTCTAATAAGTAGGCCATTACCAAGGCACTCCAGCAGTAATCGCAGGAGCTTTACTGTCTGCAATCTGTGCAGCGATAGAGTCTTCCAGAGCTGTTACTGCTTCTTCGCCCATGCTGTCCTTCACCCAGCCAATAGCCTGAGCTTCTGTGATGTCTGCATAGGCTGTGTAGCCGTCAGCAGAGCTGTCAGGAGTAAAGCCACAAGTGCCATAGCTGCTGCCTGAGTGTGTTACAGCGTCGTCACCAGTGCCTACTACTTCGCTGTCTGAGGCTCGCCAGTGTGCAACAATAACGCCATCGTCTGATGAGTTACGTTCTAGTGTTGAGATTGTCCAAGTTACTGCCATGATTATACTCCTTCTTCCAGAGATGCCTGATAAGCGGCAATAACCGCGTCTGTGTGTACAGCAGCACAGATAGCCTGTACCTCTGTAGATTCGTTGCTGTAGTCCTGTCCTGCGACTACAACGTGCCTGTGATAGCCAGAGGATAGCTCTACGCCGTCCTCTAGTACCTTGGTGCAGGTTCGTACTTGTACTGTCTTGTAGTCACCTACGATTTCAATCTTGTCTTCTGATATTACTTTTTCTAAAGCCATTGTATTGCTCCTGTCTGTGCCTAGAATCCACTAGGCGTATGGTTGTTATGCTGTTGTTGTAAATAAAACAGTAAAAATGAATCTTTTTCCTGATAAATCAGCATATCTATAATCACCCGACCCGTCATTTTTCCTAAAGGATACCCCACTAGTATTAACGTGAACCAGTAAGTCAGTTGAACTATCAGTCCACCCTAGAGAGCCTGAACCATAATCGACCGCCGCAAAAGGAGTGTTTACTTTTAGAAACTGTGTTGCTGATGTTACTGGTACAACAAAATCATAGGTGACATATACTAAAGAACCTATTTTACGATAACGACTAGTTGAGTAAGGTGATGTTAGTGTTACATCTGGACTCGTAGGAGTAAAAGTACCCTCCTCATAGTCATCCAACTTGTTAGCAGCACCTGTGCCGCCTAAGTAGACACCGCCTGATAGGTAGAGGTCTTTGAAGCGACCTGAAGAATAACCTAAGTCGATAGCGTTATCTCTAGATGTTCCTGTTACAGTAGAAACAGGGTAAATAAAATTACCGTCGTCATAAAAACGTAAAGCTGTATCGTTTGTACCAATGTATAAGTCCCCATCTTTAGCCCCAATAGACCCTACGGTTGAGCCGTCTTTGCGGAGGCTAATGATGCTACCATCAGATGTATTCCTGTTAAACCACGCCACATTATCATCCGCTTTTGAGGCAAAAATGTAGCCGTTATTGGTAAGACTTAATCCAGTAGTTGTATTGCTTAAACCAGGAGTAACCGTAGAGGACTGACCCACCAACAGGTTGCCTGATGAGTCTATGCGCATGCGTTCTGTGTCAACTGTATTAAATACTAGAGGGTCAGACTCTATAGTTCCAATGTAACTTGCAGTAGTGTTTGATAGCACTCTAAAGGTGTGAGTCCCATTGTTTTCAATATCAATGAACCCTCCATAGGTAGCGTTGTTAAGCGTCAAGCCTGTATAGTTAGTTACAGTGTTTGGACTGCTAGTACCAATACCCACGTTGCCTGATGAGTCTATGCGCATGCGTTCTGAAGTGTTGGCATTATCATAAAAAGCTAATGCTGAGTTAGCTGCAT